AAATACACACTATAGAGAATGTGAAGGGTAAAAAGAAGCTCGTCAAGACAAACCACACATGCCCAATGTGTTCTACACAATCTGATTTTTCTATATTCAAAAATGAAATTCAAAAAATTTGTAAATGTGTGAACAGGAAACACAGGCTTATAGATAAGATAGTATCTAAATTATAAATATGATTACAGTAGTTGTTTTATTAGCTGTAATCTATATATCTTCGAGGATATCAAAAATAAAAACAAAGATGGATCCGGTCGAAGAAATCATACGAGATGTGCGAGAGTATGCACATGTGAACGGTATATTGTATAGAGAATTTGTAGCAAATCTACACATGGCGGTAGATTTCAAGGGTCATTCTGATATTTCGAATAAACTTATAGAACGATCGATGCATAACCTAGAAGAACTCGGTATGTACTCCAAAAACAATGAAATAATGAGTAAACTGAACACAATAATAGAAAGGTTGAATGACTTAAAGATGTAATGATTAAATATTGTAAATGTCTAGCATTAGAACCCGTTCTGGCCGTGTTTCCAAGCCCCCTGAGCGCCTTGAACTGTTTGAAGAAGTTGAAGACGATTACACAGATGAAGAAGATTCCGATTTTGATGAAGATGATTATGATTCGGAATCTGAATCCGAATCTGAATCAGACGACGAAGAAGATGCAGATGAAAATGGTAATTTAGCTGGTTTTATTGTTGATGAAGATGAAGATGAAGATGAGGAATAATGTACTTAAAAAAATAAAACTCGATTTTATAAAATGGAGAGTGATATAGGAAATCCACTTGAGTATACACCGGATGTCCTTCAAAAGGAAGAATCAATAGAGGATGAACAGAATGAGCAAGAACCCTTGTATTACTATCCTCCACCTCCATCGGCTCCACTTCCACACACACAATACCAAGAAAAAATTGATATTTTTTCAAATCTAGACAAAACAGCGTACATAGTGATATTTGTGGCTTTTATTTTAGGATTTTTTATGGGTAAGACTATGCAACCAGTCATTCTTCGCCCAGGATAAAATGTGTTCCGTTTAAGTGTTTCGTGTTTATACACTTAACCAGAATATATTCAATAATGGTGATCAGGGATACCGATCAGCATTATATCTTTTTTAGTTATTTACGCAGAGTTCACTTCTTCACCCTTTTCAACTTCATCTCCTACAGTCACCTTCGCTTCAACGCTCTCTTCAGCTTCACGCTTCTTACGTCGTTCTTCAATCTCCTTGGCGACAATTTCATCGGCTTCCTTCACGAGATCTTCCATATTTGCATCCGGTTTCTCCTTCCTGAGGCGTTCAAGTACCTCTGATGGGTGACTAATCGGCGCTTCATCTGGCTTCGTGTAGTACTTTGAATTTTCGTCACCTGGTTTAATGTATGTGTTATTTGGATTTTCCATCATGTCTCTCTTACGCTCTTGGAACATCTTTGCCGCCATAGCTTGATTCTCCTTGTACCCACTCATGAGTTCTTCCAACTTTTCATTCGTGTAGTGAACATCATCGATGACGGTGGGGTCTGGTGGAATCAACAACCATTTGTACATATCTACAACATAAATATCAAAAGTCGCATCTTCTCTTTGAAGACGTTTTGCATGGTTTGCAGCTTCTTCTCGAGTAGAAAAAGCTCCTCTGATTTTGATACCAAATTTATCATTCTTCTGAGGGCATTCCGGACCAACAACGGAGAGGCAAGCATAGAGCTGGCCTGGGACTGTGGTGTAATCTTGTTCGAGCGACATTTCTGAGTTAATATGCACACAAAACTTTAAGCTGACTTAAAAAATACATACACATCTATATTAAATGGTACATACATTCTGGGATACACAACCTGTGTTGAAGGATGGTGTGGGTGAGATTGATTCATCGAGAGATGTGAACAAAACACCCATTGATTTACCCGAAGAGTTTGAGTGGTCGACGTGTTCCATAGACGAAGTGAGTGATTTACTCAGTTCGCATTACATACGAGATGAACATTTTTCACTCGAGTATTCAAAACGGTTTATCGAGTGGGCGACAGACCCGGAATGGAATCTCGGTCTTAGGACGAGGTCGAGTGGTAAGCTCGTGGGTTTCATTTCTGGGATGCCGTGTAAATACAAATTTCATGATGATATTGTAGACGTATTACAGATAAATTTCTTGTGTGTACACGACACGCTTCGTGATAAAAGACTTGCACCACTTCTTATATCTGAAATACGTAGAATGGCAAATGTACGCGGTATATGGCAGGCAGTATACACGGCCGTCGCAAAACTTCCGGCACCACTCACGAAGACCAGTTATTGGCACAGGCTTTTAAATGTACCCAAACTTAACAAGGCTAAATTTTCACAAGAACGAGAAAGACCACACATCGTGTCTGGTTCGTGCTCACATAGACTTATCACAGATACCGATGTACAAAGGGTCGCGGGTGTGTTATCCAAACACATGTCAAGGTACGCAGTCGCTCCAGTCATAGATGAAGCCTACGTCAAACGCTGGTTATTACCTGTTGAAGACATAGTATACTCATACATCGATGATTCAACTGGTCACTTTACGTCTTATTATTGCGTCCCTTACACATCGGTGAAAACTGGTACACATGTGAAACAGGCGTATATGTTCTACGACACGGGGAAAGGAGACCTAAAAGATGCAGTCATATTAGCTCGAAATGTCGGTATCGATGTGTACAACACACTCGACGTTGGGTTAGATGTAGACATACTTCGTACATCCAAGTTCATGGAAGGAAGTGGCTATAACCACTGTTACGTTTACAATTGGTCTTGTGGAGACATAAAGTCAGATAAAATTTTTATGAGAATATTTTAATTCTAAATTTTTTTTTATTTTCAAAACTTTTTTCTTTTAAAAGAAAGTTTCTAAAAAATTTTTTTTATTTTCAAAACTTTTTTCTTTTAAAAGAAAGTGTAAAAAATAAAAATTTTTTTTTGTGTTTTAAATTTTGAAAAAGTATGGTGTTACTTTAAAATCCATTCCACACACCATGTATAAATCATACACATAAAGAAAAGACTCGTCTTTATCACGAATGATGCCTAAGTCAAACGAGTGTTGAAAAAATATAAAACGGTTACATGGAATGCATACGGAAGCATCACAACTCGGAGAAGCGCGAACTCATACAGAGAGTGTGCAGGGAAGGTGATGCCGTGTTGGATGTGGGGTGTGGTTTCGGTGGGGATCTCGGTAAATACAAACACTGTAATGTGAATCTCAGTGCGTGTGAACCACTCAGTGATGCACTGGATGAAGCCAAATCAAGGGCAAAGACATTCAAGATGCGAGTGAATTTTTACCTAGGAGACATCATGTCCACACCAAACAGAAAGTATGACGCAGTGTGTTACAATTTTTCACTTCACTACATATTTTCGAGTGAAGAACTCTTTAAAGAAACTACCCGTGAAATAGCTCGACGAATGAAACCGGGTGGTAAACTCATCGGTATCATACCGGATTCAAATCAAATTATATTTAAAACGCCTCTTAAATACGGAAGTGAAAGCTTCTTTCTCATGAAATCGACGAGTAATGGTCAATTTGGTGAAAAATTGTTTGTCCACCTCGAAGACACACCGTATTACCAAGACGGCGCAAAGTCGGAGCCAATAGCACATAGAGACCTGTTAGTCACGCGTTTAGAAAAATTAGGATTTAGGCTCAATTCATGGGAACCCATGTCTGGGAATCCTATATCTGAACTATACTCTAAATTTATCTTTGTATATAAGAGATGATACTCATACTTATTTTATTTATATTAAACGTATACATATACCTACACACGACAGAACCAGAAAAATTGCGTATCGTTAAGGAGCGATACACGCTTCTCAGGGAACACATACGGACATCTGGTAACGAAGAGTTCTCACACTTGGTGAAACAAGTTCCAATCACGGCCCATCATAGAGCGCAACAGGGGAGTGTGGGATACAACGTGAACAAGGGTCATGAAATAGGTCTGTGTATAGACGGAGAACCAAACGAAATCATGCACGTGTTAATCCACGAACTCGCACATGGATGCGTCGATGAGTATGCACACAGTCCAGATTATTGGGACAAATATGATAAACTCAAATCAATGTGTGTTGCTATAGGTATTTACCAAGAAATACCAGAGAAAACCGAATTTTGTGGAAAGCACATCCAGGATAAATAATGTATACATATTGTAAATGAATACACAACTCTTTACTTTCATATTCATGTGGATTTCGAGTCTCGTGATAATGTTGAGTCCAGTATTAGCAGAGAAAACGAGCGATGAATCGAAGCCATGGATTGTGAGTGCGCTTATACTCGTGTTGATACCAGTCACGTTGAACTTGCTCGCCAGAGGTGGTTACGGACGTCTCAATCTTAGCAAATTCGGTGTTGATCACAAGTTTATTGTGTTGGCGTGTGGTATCGCGTACGCTATCGCGTCTATTTTCATAAGTTCCATGGGTAAAGTCAAACAGGATCTTCGATCGTTCGGCAAAGATATCAGAAGCACCGGAAAATCTTTGGCGCTTTTGATACCCGCGTTTATTGGCGGTTTGATTGGCGCCAACATATTTAATGAAGGCGCTCGTTACGTGTATCGCGTGAGTTATTAAGCATATCGCTTAAGAACATAAAAAATACCAGCCGCCACAGCGCCGGTTGCCGCAAGGCCAACCATGCTTCTGTGTCCCTGTTCGTTCAAGAATTGGGGCACGTAATTGGCGAGCTTTTCCTGTACAGGCTTACTAATGGCAGCCGCAGTACACGCCGCAACGACGACGGCTTGCATCTGCTCATCAGTAAGGTTGAATGGATTTTTAGTTTGGGGGGCAGCTTGTTGTTGCTGTTGCTGTGGTTGCATCATCATGGGTTGTTGCATAACAACTGGCTGCTGGACCCGTGGATCAGACTCCATCATTGGTGGTTCAAGTGGCATTTCTGGCTGACCCATAATATCAGCGATGGCGGTGGAATCCATGGTCATTTCTTTATTTTGGCTCACATTTTTTTCAGGTTGATTGTTTTGCACAAATGATGTCGTGATTGGAACCATACCATCGTCATTATCAGAAAGATTCAACGTCCGCACGTCGGTAGACATTTAATGTTAACCGACTTTTTTGAAATTGGTGAGTGACGCATCATGATTTTCGTTTAGTGACCGTAAGGTGTGTTTTTTTGGTAGCCTTCTTTGCATCCGCCTCCTGCTGTTCTAAATATTTTGGATTGTATGTTTTCTTGTGCATACTCCACAACTGGGGACTCCCAACTCTAAACCCAGTTCTAATTTTCGCTTTGTACCAAAAGACACAGTCTGATATTTTATTACTTTTTACTGTGTTGTCTAATACAAGACATTCGTAGTTTTCTGTGCATTGATCCATCACTTTACAAAACATGTCGAAGGACGGAAATATACCAAAAAATGACTTATATAACTTTTCTCTGTTTTGTATGATGTTTTCACGTAGAATAAAGACGTAATCCACATTGGCGCGCAAAGCGGGTGGTAGGTCCATCACATATTGCATCGTCAACATAAAGAATATGTTAAAGTGACGACCATTCATAAAACATTGTCTAATCCGTGTTTCCTTCAAAAACTTTGAGTCATACATACAATCATCCAAGAGCATGAAGGCTCCATTTGTTTTGTTTTTTCCTTTTGTTCCAACGAGTTTTCTCTGCCTGGACAAAACACGGTCAACAGCTTCTCCGTCGTAATCACCGTAGACACACACGTCTGGTATGAAATTTCCGTAAAAGTGATTTCCTTCCTCTGTACCCGAGAGAACTATCCCAGCTGGTATGTGTTTCTTGTAATACATGATATCCTTAACCAATGTAGATTTACCTGTGTTACGTTTTCCAATAAAGACGCAAATTCTGTCGTCGTCCATTTTAGCTGGATTGAATTTTCGCAACTGAATGTTCATTCTAAAATACCGTATCGTTTTAATTCACAAAATTTTACTCACAAATAATAGGAATGTCGGGTAAACTATCACTCGCAGTCAGAGGCATTCAGGACAGGTGGCTCACTGAGCAACCACAGTACTCACATTTTATATCAAGATTTAGGCGACACACAAAGTTTGCATTTGAACAAGTTGAAATTCCGTTTGAACGTTTCAACGAGCCTGGAAGTGAAGCCATGGCTCGAATAGAAAATAACACCGGGGATATGCTGAAGGGTTTAACATTAAGTGTCGACCTGCCTCCACCCATACCTAAGAGTGAAAATAATCGTTCATTCAGTCTCGAAAAGGGTGTGAACCCCGGTGATATTCTTTTAGACGGGAGTACTACAAATTCACTTGTCGTGCACCAGGGTGTTGAATATACATTTACAAGTTCTGAAAAATTTGAAGTTTTGAACGGTATAGGTGTAAACGACTGGTCATATGAATTAGATGGGGGTGATCACATACTAAGAATCAAGATACAAGTAAACATTGTCGGAAATTACAGTTTGGTGTACATACGACCAGAAAATGATAACACCTACCGATTGCCTCTATATGTTAAACAAATTCGTTGGAATACATCTACACCCACAAAGATGATAAAATATGCAGATTTAATCATAGGTGGTCAGACTATTCAACGAATTACAGGTGATTACATATACATGTATAATCAACTTAATTATACCGATAATGACACGAATTTTACACTTGTGCCGACAACCCTTCATAACTCATACCCAATCGTAAACGATGCAACATATGATTCGTATACAAACTTTCAAAAATACAAAATACAGTTACCATTTTATTTCAAAGACCATCCAAGTCTCGCCATACCGACGTGTGGTCTAGATGTTCACATCATAGAAGTAAAGCTTAAATTGAAACCAGCCGATGAGTTGACGGTAGAATATGATACTGGTTTGTCCACATACAATACTACATCTATTACATGTGACATGATACCAAGGAATATGAGTCTGTATTGTGATTTCGTATACGTCACAGAAGATGAGAAAAATTTCATACGCACTCGACCAATCGAATACGTTATCACACAGACACAGGTCGCAGAAATACGAATGAAGGCGGGTGTATCCAAGCGTGCTGTGATGATTAATTTTAAGCATCCAGTAAAAGAGTTATTTTTCTTAGCCAAGAATGATGTCACCAAATTACACATTCCAATAAAGCATGTGCATTTGAAATTTAATAACAATACAGTGATAGACGCTGATAATCTCATGTTATCCGCGGAACAACCACTTAGACATTACACGAACTCGATAGATGTAAATAATGAATTCGGCGTATATAGCTTTTCAATGAAACCAGGTGTTTATTATCCAACTGGGCAAGTCAATATGAGCCGTGTCATACACAAATTGCTTGAGGTTGAACTTGATGACTCGATTAACTCTTTGCAATCACACACTTTACATGTGTACGCAACGAATTATAACGTGATGAGAATAAATGGAGGGATGGCTGGGTTAAAATTTTAGGGTGTAATATTAGAATGGCCGGTAGAGTCCAGATTCAAACTGTGGGACCACAGGACAGACTTTTTACCGATGACCCAGAATATACGTATTTTATAAAAAATTTCAAAAAGCATGGAAATTATGCTCGGTTCTATGATGATTTAGATTTTACTGGTCGAGCGGAGTTTGGTGAAGAAATTAGATGTGTCATACCACAAAATCAAGGTGATTTATTGAAAGGTTTGAGTTTGAAAATCACACTCGGAGCCATTGACCAGAATTTGTCACCCCACGACGTGACGTATTGTGAATCAATAGCACAAGCCATGATAGAATACGCTGATTTATATATAGGTGGCACTCTCATCCAAAGAATACCATCCGATATGTTAGCCATTCATTCTGAGATATTTGTCACACAATCAAAACAATCTGCACTCAGAAAGTTAGTGGGTAAACCAGATCAAGTGTTCCCAGTGTACACAGATTTATATACAGGTATACGAGATGATAGAGTACAATCATCAAAGGTTGATACATCATATAGAGTCGACCTTCCATTTTATTTCCATGAACACCCAGAACTGGCTATACCATTACATGCCATCACTAAACAAGAAGTCGAGATAGCTATAAAATTCAGAAAGGCAGAAGAGTGTATATTTGCAGTAGATCTAAATAATCCAATCGGTAATGATGCGGCAGCCTACTACATCGGCCAAAATCCAACTGGACTCATAAAGAGTGTGAATCTTTCAACTGAAATGGTAACTCTAGAAGATAAGACATTTCCTAAACGCGTGGACTATCTCATAACACAGACGCAAACTAATACATTTGAATTAAATGATGCAGATGGCAAACAAGATACGCTTCAAGAATGTAAAGTGCACGAAATCAAACTTAATATTTTGAATTCAGTGAAAGAAATGTTTTTTGTGGTACAAGATAAGTTTGATAACGATCCAAACACGGTGAATGATTTTGCAACACCATATCAATATTGCGCAAATCAATTTATAGACTCGTATGATTTTTTCACGAGTTCGGAACACGTAAAACACATTGAACTCGAATTCGACGGAGAAACCATACTTGATGAAGTCACAGGAAATATGGTTCATCTAAGAGCCATTCAACCAGCGAAACACCATTCAAGAACGACGGTATACAGGAGATTTTACACATATAGTTTTGCTCTTGAACCACAGAGCATACAGCCTTCGGGACAGTTGAATTTCTCTTATGTAAAAAATCAAATAGCACGAGTGAGTCTCTTTGATTATCCGACAAATAAAGACAAGCAGCTTAGAGTTTATGCTCAAAGTTATAACATACTCCGAGTAGAAAACGGAATCTGCACTTTACTATTTGATACATAATGAAGACAGGTTTTGATTTAACAAACAATGAAAACACCCAGATGGATCAATATATGGAGACAATGTCCAATATATTGATACCAGTGATAGAAAGGGCTATGATACTTGCATGTGAATATGCCAAGGCATGTGGGAGAGATGCAATTCTCATGAAAGACGTCGAGTACGCGATGAAATACTGTGCGAGGTATGAAGTTGGTCAAAAGATTGGTTCTTATTTCCCAGAAATTTACGAAGGTGATGACGACACGAGTGATATGGAGGTGCTCGAAGAATGCGATGGCGACTTTACGAGATATACAGGTGATGATGAGGGAATGAATAAGATAAACGAAGCATATGATACTTGGGATGAGTGGGTTCCGACAAATCCGTCCGAAGAGATTTTAAAAAATGCTATTGATAGTAATGGACACTGAGCCCGAGGGGTGGACGGATACGGAATATAAAACGTTCAGAGTCAATGAATCTGATTCAGATTCAGACTCGGAATCTGAGTCTGAATCGGATGACAAAAAAACAAGGGGGTACCAGGCCAAAAAATACAAGAAGATATTAGTTGTAGAGGAATTAGTCCCAGAATAAATTTTCTAAATGTAATATATACCATGTCCGCTGCCGAAACCGTCACGCTTATTAGCCAAGAGCTCGAATCTCAATCCTTGAACGCCGTCGTTGCGGGTTTCTCCTTCGCGGCCGCTCTTTCCTGGATGGACCTCGTCCGCTGGTTGGTGAACCAAGTCGTCAAGGTCAACAAGAACGGTGGTATGAACTACACGCTCACTGCCTTGTTCACCACTTTGTTGTCGATTGTCGTCTACCTCTCGATCTCCCGTATGTCTACTCGTGTCCAAAAGCCAGCGCAACCATTGTACGCGGTCACCCGCTAAGGCGATGGTTTCCTCTTTGGAATCATCAGTAACACGAATCCAATCAAAATTATAAAAACTATAGTCATGATAGCATTCCATTTATCCACGTCTTCGGGTTTATCTTCCGTTGCGTGAATAGAATATCTTTCAACTTTAGATTTGGGTTCCTCTTCCTCTTTCTCTTCTTCATCTTCTGGTATCTTTTCTCGGGGGACATTTTCGAGTTTGTCGGTAGAACACGTCATTTTGAATTTTAATACATGATTTGCGTTTCGTGTATCGTATGGTATGAGTCTATTATTGCTTTTTGTAAACAATTGTATACGCAAATTACTTATAGTGTTTTCTGGTGCAGTATGAAATTCGTGATCAATTGGATCCTCGCTACCGGAATACGCTGTAGTTTCACCGTATAAACCATTTGTCATTATGACACCGGTATAATATGGATTTTTTGAATGCACAGTTTTATTAAATTCAGATGAACCACTACTCAATTTGAGAATAATAGAATCCGGTCCATTTAAATTCACATAACCGCTATGTATAGTGTTGTTATCAGTTAGTATATCATCCGATGGTAAACCAAGAATATCATGGGGTGTCGTGTGTGTATTAGACGATGAAAATCCATGAATACCAGTATTAAAATCGAAAGAAGACGCCCCGCTAAATGAGAAAGATATGGTATTGTTACTCGTGTCTTTTACAACACTTGTTATGCTTGTACTCTTAGAGTCTATGGCATCTGCGAGTTCTGCGAGTGTGTATTGACCGTTAGGTAAACTTATATCTGTAGATCCAATAGTAAATGTATTGTTGTATTGGTTAATGAGTGTTTGTGAGTTTGGTATACGCGCTGACACGAGTGATATATTTTTAACATTGTATACGGGTGTTTTTAAGTGTATAACATAATCACCTGAATCCGGGTAAAGTATGGGGTCTCTATCATCGCTATCTATATCTAAGGTATGGACCTTCATTAAAATATATGTACAATATTTTAATGAGTGTATTACTCTAAAATAAACTAAATTTAGCACAAGTGATGCGCGTATGGGTTGTTCATAAGTTGTCTCTTCGCTACACCCAAGCTGCCCTGAGAAGCGTGTGGGTTTTGGTTGCCCTTGTATGTATTGAGATCATGGAAAGATGAGTTTGTGTATTGTTGCATCCATCCACCGGCGAGTGGATTCACGCGACCATCTACACGGGTTGTATCTGACCGCGCCGATGTAATCATACCACCTTGATTGAGTGGACCCGCTCTGACATTCATACGCCCCGGATTCGATCTACGGTTCGCCTTACCGCGACGTTCATCTGGGCGGAAACCATAACGACTGAGCTGTTCGGGTGTGTATGCCTTGCTTCCACCAATGGCGATCTCTGGAGATGCGAGATAACCGTGAGCAAAACTGTGGATACCCGGCTGTGTCTGGTTCATGTATTGATACTGTTCCATGTTACCATCCTTCTTGTTACGCGTTGGGTCTTGGGAGACATTCTGCGCGGATATGAACCTCTTCGCTGGGGCAACATTAAGAGTATCAGTTCGTAGACCAGTTTGTGACCGGTTAGTGGTTCGCTTTGTTCGCTCGTGGCTCCCTCGTGTAACACGACCTGAGAATCCTTGTGCGCGACCAAGAGTCATTGGCAGACGCTCGGGCAAGAATGTAGTCTTTTCCGGTCTATTGTTTCCTATAGCACCAACGACACCGCGGCGGCCACCCGAAACATCTTGAGCTGGACCGGATCTACCTGGTAAAGTGGTGAGTCTATAGGCACCAACGTTTTCTGGATTAACACGCAAAAGCTGCTGGTAACCACCATAGCTTGGAACAGATGGGTCCACACCAAGACCTGGACCGACAAGTCTCTTCTCCACGGGCGAGACATTGTTCATTCGATTGTAATCATTCATTCTGTTTTGCATGTTCAAAACCTCTTGACCACTCGATCTTAACTGTGGAGCCACGACCCCAAAGTTATCAACATGCATTTTTGTTGGTTTTAAATTTTCAATTGGGCGTTCCTTCACTGGCTCTATCTTGTACGAAGGTTCGATTTTAGGAGCAACCTGTTCTGGTGTGATAGTATATGTCTCCTTTGGCTGACTCAACTTTCGACCTGCGTACACGAGACCGGCGATAGCTGCTACAGATATGGGATCAGCCATTCTTATTTCTTATTGATATTTTTATTTGCGTATCTTTGGTTAAACATTCCATTTTGTACTTCAGATCGAGTGCTCATTGGTTCATAACTAATAGTGCGTAGAGGCAACTTGCATTCCATGTTTTGCAATGGGAACAAGTTTTGTTCATACGTCTTCGCAAGAACTCGGTTGAATCGAGTGGTCGATTGGGGTCTGAGCTGATCACTTGTCTCGATGAACTCCGCTGGAGCCCCCTTTCCAGCCATAAATGGCGCCGTACCATACAACATAGTGTTTGGTCTCGACGAACCATTATTCAACGTACTGGGCTGAGGATATACAAACACTTCCTCGGTCGCACAGTTGACTGGGACAGCTGGATTTTCAACTATTTTAAGACCTGGCTGCAATTGGTAAGCCATTTATTATTACGTGAGATTTATTTACGACATCGCGGGTCTAGTGGCCGTTCTTCTTGCATCACCGTTTGGATCAAGACCAGCAAATGCTTCGAGTTGAACACCTCGGGCATCCGGGTTACACACACTTCCATCACTCTTACAGATGGGCGCCCCCTTCTTACCGTAAAGGTATTCGGCAAACGCTGTTTGATCACCTGGAATAGATGTTACTGGTGCAGAGACAAACTGTCTAGCGAGTGCATTTTGTTGATACTTTGGAAGAGTTGAACGGGAACGGGCATGACCGTATTGAATATTACCGGTGATAAACGAATCAACATCAGCTTTTACAGTTTCATAGCTACACGCGTGATGCCTATTTGGATTGTCTCCCATAAGTACATTTGCCATTGGGTTATCCCGGGTGGGCATTTGACATGAATTAGCTGGATTCTCATAAAATTCGGTTCCACTCGTAGAGCATTGTTTCACCATACCAGCTTTGTCCATAACATAAAGAACACCCAACGCTGTTCCCGCAAGTATAAAGATTCGTACGTCACGCTTTATCAGATAGTGAATACACGTGGCGTATATTATAAATCTTGAACCAGCGTTCACACGCTCCGCTGGGGTTTGAATATTCGTTGGCCAAAATTCAAGTATCTTTTTATCATCAACGAGATGTTTAGGGTCTCTAAACCAAGAGCTCATTTAATATATAGTAGTTTTATTTTTTCAAGATACCCCCGAGCATTCCCTGCATGGTCTTCATAAGGGCGGCTTCGTCGATACCACCCTCTTGACCTTCGAGCTTATCGGCACACTCCTTCGCCACCTTTTCAATCATAGAAAGGGTGTCTTCTGGAATGGAACTGATGGTCGTACCCAACATATACAGGGTTTGAATGTATTGCCACACTGCATCCTTCGTCTGTTGAGACACAGACGCCCATTTTTCTTCGAGTTTAATGTCCTTCAAGAATTCAAGATTCTTCGCTTCATTGAGGAAGAAAGTATCGTCCTTCGCAGAAATCTTATCGGCAAATGGTGTGACACCCGCCATGAATCCATCGATGACAAGTCTCGGATTGGACGTTCGCATAATTTCGAAGCCCGACATACACTTTTTGATACCCTTTTCTTCTGGAAACGTCTTGTGAAGTTCCGCAAGAAATTGGCCCATCATATCATTGAACGCAGATACGGAACTCATGTTTACTATAAACAATAGTCACATTATCTTTAAGCGAATGGTTCTGTTGATATGGTCTCTTTACCTCCTATACCATTTGATACTATGAAAAAAACGAGAATTGCATTTAAAAAGGCTGGTTTCGAATAAGCACTTGCCGGAAGCTTTCCTTCATTATTAAGCTTCGATTTAAGATGTATATATCCAGCTGTGATTATACCTGCTATTATGGCGGCCCATGCTGGATCTCTTAGATAGTCCTCGAACTCCATTTAATTATAGCCAACTTTTTTTGCACGGGTTTCAGATGCGTCTGGGAATAACACGTCTTCCTCTTCGTCTTCCTCTTCGACTTCTTGCATTGGTGGTTGATCTGTTGTAGAAATTGTTTTAAATTCGTTATCAAATGGAGAACTTTCTTCTTCCACCGACTGTGGTTCCACTTCGGGTTCGGGTTCCGCTTGTGGTTCGAGTTCAGGTTCCGCTTCCGGCTGTGGTTCGGGAGCTGGTTCTTGGTATTCATCAACGAATTCGGGGTCTTCGGTATCTTCAGCTTCTCCACCGACATCTATGTCTTCTGATTCATTGTTCATATACGTTTGGAGGATTTGTTGAACTGGGATGAGTTCACGCACAGATGCCTCGATCACGGTACTGAAACGCTGAAACAACTTTTCATCGCGCAAATGTTCATTTTGACTTTCGGTAAATATATATGGATCTTTGTAGATGTCTTTGGCGATGTTATTGTAACACGTTTGGATAAATGTCTCATTCGTGGGCAATTTGAGGGAAATTTTCTTATTGTCTTTACCAAGACGAACCGAAGAAAGAATTTTTACACAACTCACAAACACCGCGGCGAGAAGATCGTTAAACCACGCACATCTATTTGCGATATTATCCGTGTGTTGTTTAGACATGCCTTCGTTCCAGTTAGGGACTTCTTTCAGAAGCTTTTGGAACATGATAAGAACTTTACGACCCTTGGACATGGTGTACGCCTCTTCAAAAATCTTATCAAATGTCTCGATCATAACTGGACACATCAAATGAGACAATTGTCCCAAATATTCACGCTTGGCTTCAACGAGGACGTTGAGGTTATCCATTTATGATAGAGTGAAATTTTTTTACGAGCCTTTTCCCGCATTTCCCCTGTATTTATTAGCTACTTTCTTTAAATTTACAAAAGATGGGAAATCGCCGAATTCTTCTGTAAGAATCTCTTCTTTAGGTGGATGTGTATTTGACGATTTTTTCTTTGTAGACCAAGATATGTATATTTCATGCTCACCGACTATTCGGGTGGAAAATCCACCGAGATCGAGTTGTCGTTTTATGTAGTGCATAGCCTTGAGTCTATCGAATGCAGGGAACCCGACTACAAATGATGGTATGGAAACGAGTAGGAATTTGTTTCCAAATTCAGCACTTTGTCTGACCTTTTTTGATATCTGTTCATATATTTTGATATAGGTTTCCTTACGCAATTTATTACGTTTTTCAGCTATCTTTGATATCTCATTGACACTGATCATTAAATTATGCTAACGAATTATTTTCAGGGATTTTGGGGCGACCGTACATTTCTTCGGGTGTTCGTATTTCCTTTTTTATGAGTGGTGTGTTCTTTATGAAGTTGATGTGATTTTCTCGAATTTTATCAAAGTCCTCAAATTCACGGATTTCCTTGTCGGTAGTAAACATGGTATCAGACTCCGGCTTTTGTGTATCGAGTGGTTGTGTTCTGAGAGACACAACAACGACGAGTGGATTCGCATTACTGACCTCTTTCATGTATTTTGCGATGATGAGTTTTGTGACGTCAACTTTACCAGTTTCTTCGTCAACAAATTCAATTGGTACGTCTACAAGTGTTTTGTTTAATTCGTCTTGGGATACACCGAGTGTTCGTAGAGTGGCTTGCATGTTAATATCATTCCAGTTCACTCGTTCAGGATCATTCATGATTCTAACATCGGAAGACACAGCAAAGGCATACGGGAATCCACCATGTTTAAGAACCATAAAACGGCATCGGTACACTTCATCACCCGATTCACTGTGTTTATATTTTCTAATTTCGTGTGTGTCTATTATATAAGTACACAGACCAGTCATCTCTTTTATTCGTTTGTTTACGGCGAGTACAATTTGTTCCATCACATTATTCGACACCTTCACGTTTTGGAGTTGTTCATATTGACTGAGATCTAACACGCCTTCGTCTATATCGGATGTAGTTGTTTTAGTGGTAAACATTTCTGTCCTGGACATGAGTAAGAGAATGAGTGCGATGAGTAGGAGTAGTGGTACCCACTTCCGGATCATTATTACTATACTCTTATAAAAAGTTTTGAAAATAAAAAAAATATTTTTTACACTTTCTTTTAAAAGAAAAAAGTTTTGAAAATAAAAAAAATATTTTTTACACTTTCTTTTAAAAGAAAAAAGTTTTAAAAATAAAAAAAATTAAAAGTATTTGGATTTTACCCAATTTCTATCCGCTTTAAAAATTTTAGATAACTTTGGATCAGTGTGTCTAAACAGTATCATGAGTACATTGAGACGGCGAAATAGACCGAGGGGTTGGTTCACCTGCTCGAATAACCTTACCAAGTGCGCGATGTCTGGCGAGTTCGGATTTATCGCGCACATCGTGGTACCCGTGTTCACTGAGTTTACCATTCGAACGTATGGGTATGATTACCTTTTTACTCATTATATTGTGTATACACATTATTATACTGCGCCCTTTTGAGTTAAAGTTTTTGCGCGTGTATTTTAATAGATGTCTCTTTTGATATATAGCCCAAAGTGCAGTCACAGTCTCGATATCATTGACTACATCAAAAGGCGTCCTCAAATTTCCCAACTTGTGAATTACCACAATGTGAACACACAGGGTATACCTCCTCAATATGCACATAAGATAACCCGCGTTCCGACCATGCTCACAAAGAATGGCAAATTCCTGATTGGAAACGAAATCAAAAACTGGCTTGAATCTCTTTTACCAAATAACGACATAGACTCGTGTGGATTTGGTGCGTGTTCTATGACCACACTCGACGGAGAAAACAATTCTGATATATTCGGACTTGATGATTACGGACGCAGTTTACAGCCACCCATGACTGCTGAACTCGAAGAAAAGATAAACCGTGACGTATCACAGACGTATAACAATAACATAAAGAAATAACACGAGTTATCACCAAGTATCATGAAACTTGCTACTATACAGGCGAGTGCTATAAAGTCCACATTTGAGGTACTGAAGGATATACTTAATGACGTGAATGTGTATTTCAAACCAGATGGTTTGTATGTCACGACACTCGACACGGCCAGGACGTCTCTCGTGGATATGTTTTTGTCAGCAGATAACTTTGAAGAGTATTCGTGTGAAAGTGAAATCGTCGCGGGTATAAATGTGACAAATACATTCAAGTTACTCAAGTCAATCACAAACAATGATGTGCTTATGATGAGTATAGATTCAAGGGAGTATATGAACATAGAAATTCACAATGAAACTAAAAAGACGTGTACCAAATTTGCTCTTAAGCTCTTGGACATCAATGAAAATCAAATCGAAGTTCCAGAGATGAATATGACGACTGTGACGCCCATGCCGTCCATCGATTTTCAGAGAATTTGTCGAGACATGTACAACATAGGTACTGATATAGAAATTACGCGGGATGGTACTTCATTCAGGCTCAAATGCGAAGGTGATTTTGCGAATCAAGAAACGGATATTCAATGTACAGAAGAGAGCCCAAAAATATCTGGTATATATTCCCTTCGGTACATGAACATTTTTACAAAAGCCACAAATATGTGTTCAACTGTACAAATCATGCAAGAAGAATTAAACAGGTTCCTCATACTCAAGTACAATGTAGCCAATTTGGGGGAGCTTAAGTTTTACCTAGCCACTAAATCACAAACAGATCAGTAATGTAACCATCGACTGTACTGACGTTCTTGGTTTTACCAAAAACATTTTTTAGCCTTATATACGGATACATAGTCTTTAATGTTTCAATGTCATAATATAACATGTCGCTTATCTTTACCTTTTCACCATGAAAATCACCTCTTGGTCCAGCGTAACGTTTAATCTTACCGAGTACATCTTTTACAGGTTTGTCATTTGTGTCTACGAGATGCGCTGAAACGAGTGGCACACTGAATACCATATCTTTACATTGTTCCGGTGGCCACGCGTGTCCCGTGTTATATGTTAAATATTTGTACAATTTGTCATTGTACCAATATTTGATACGAATAATAGTCTTATTAACATTTTCAGGTGTTTTGTGACCTCTGTAGCACATGTCTTTCGACTCTACATAATGTTCATGAAAGAGACCATCCCACTTGTTTGATTCATCTTCCCAAAATTTCCCCTTTGCTGAATAGTCAGTGTCTGTATTTATGAAATACTCCATCGATGAATGCATTATCCTGTGGTTTGGTATTGATACGAAATTCTTATAAGTATCGTAAATCCATATGATTACGTTAGTTAAAAGATTGCGTAGCATTCTAACTAATTATATGGAGGGAAATTTTTTAAGTAGATATAACAACAAAATAGATGCTTGGAAAGACTCCATGGATAAAGATCCGACGAATCGCTCTGAATATGAAATGGAAATGTCGGATTATATAATAAAATGTATGCCCTATATGAAACAATATACTGAAGAGATAGATACCAAAGTAAGCACAGACAACGTCTTTAATTGTAAAATAACGACAGGTCTTAAAAGAAAAGATATATTCAATGAATATTTATCAGATGTAGAGAACCTGAATGTCGATATAAAAATAGCCAAGAAACAAGACGTATGTACGAGCTGTAAAGAGAGTAACATATTTCATTTTCATGACACGAGTGAATTAGTGTGTGATGGATGTGGTGCCATAATAGCGACGCTCATAAGCGAAGAGCTCACATATAGAGAAGAACAAGAGACATCCGAGAAGATTGTGAATTATTCGTACAAACGAGAAAATCATTTTAACGAATGGTTATCTCAATTTCAAGCACAAGAAACGACGACGATTCCACAAGAAGTCATGGAACAACTCAGAAATGAACTCAAGAAGTTGAAAATCAAGACACTCGAAGAAATCACACACGCCCGAGTCAGAAGTCTTTTGAAAAAGCTTAAGATGAATAAATACTACGAACACGTACCTTATATAACAAATATATTGAGTGGCGTGAAACCACCAAACATGCCACAAGAACTCGAAGAGCGCCTTCGAATCATGTTCAAGGATATACAAAAGCCATTCGATGATAATTGCCCATCAAATAGACGTAATTTCTTATCGTATAGCTATGTATTGTACAAGTTCTGTGAACTTTTGAGTGAAGATTCGTATCTCCAATATTTTCCACTACTCAAAAGTAAAGAGAAATTGTACCAACAAGATGTAATATGGAAAAAGATATGCCACGATTTACGATGGGAATTTATACCGACTATTTAAAGAAATGAGTTTATTTATATGCAAATGAACACATACGAAAAGTTTTGTATAGAAGAGGCAAAGTTTTATATGAATAAAGCACATCACATTCTTCACGAAGAAATGAAAAACCCTAAGAAATATTACGACGAAACAACCGACATATACAAACACCTTACTCGGGTGTTTCCTTACGTTCTGGCAATGCGATACATCTCACCTCAACAGGGCGTTTCTCAAACGGAGGAAAGTTTATCAGATATGCAGTCTTCAACCCAGTCAGTCGAAGATAATTGTGACATTGTATCTCAGCCGACTCATTTAAGGTTTTGATTGTTTTGAACTCAAGTATGGTTTCGTTATTCACGATGATATCCGCTCTTAAATTACCAATCACATGTCCATTAAATGGAATAGGAATAATCCTCTCCGATTCATAAGGAATATTTTTTGAACGAAGGAGTACCTCCATCGCGTTATGATACACACGCTCACTGTATCCAGGGCCAAGTATATTAAATATAGTTTCAGCTAACATACCAATTTCATACATAGTTGCCTTTTTATTATCATTTGAAACTGAACTTTGTTCAATTTCCCGTTTCTTGATAATATAATCTACGACTTCTCGTTCTAAATTTAATACCTTCTGTATCGTTTCACGTGTTTCATCCTTTTTGTATAATTTCCATACGATGTCCTCTAATTTAATTTTTAATTCACCTGGCGTTGAACTTCGTTCTTTTGCAAGTGTAAATAAATCCTTACCGGAATGTAACTCTTTCACGAATTCGAGTTCTTCGTTCTCATTCATGTTTATATGTGTATAAATTCTTTTCCTTATATGTATTAAAATTTTATTCTCGCTAAAATGTAAGATGTCCCCAGTTCCATTTGTTGACGTCAGGAACATAACCTCTGCCTCAAGCCCCAGGTTCAAGAAAAGTGTTGACGCACTCGTGAAGCAGTCTAAACACGCTGTTAAAACCGGTAAGACTACACTCAATAAGGAAATCAAGATTTATGAACAATTCATCAACCGCGAAAAGAATGTCGGTAAGCCTGTGTATGTGAAACTTTTCACTGAAGTCAAGCGTCTCCTGTCCGACAAACCCAATAGTTTAAAGAAGAAGAGCCCTAAAAGTACATGACGACGTGCGGTGTATGCTGTGAACGTTTAAATAAAACAAATCACAAAAAAGTAACATGCCCTTTTTGTGATTTTGAATCGTGTAGATCGTGTAGCCAAACATACCTTCTATCGACCACAGAAGATGCACACTGTATGAGTTGCAAGAAAGCATATACGAGGGATATAATTGATTCGTTTTGTACAAAACGCTTCAAGAATTGTGAATACAAAAAACACAAGGAACGTATTCTCTTTGAACGCGAACTTGCGAGAATGCCCGAAACACAACCATATGTACAGAGAATACTCAAGCGCCAACGACTTGGTAAACTGAGAGAATTCATATCAAATACGTATATCAAGGCAAGACGTAGATATATACACGCGACACAAACAAATAACGGGCTTTCAGATTTTTACATCGCGATGTCCCTGTTCTTAGAGAATGCACATAGATATGTTAGAATAGAACTAGAATCTATACGCTTTGGAGTAATAGAAACAAAGCCTACATTTATACGAGGTTGTCCGTCCGAAAACTGCAGAGGTTTTTTGGATGATTTGTGGAAATGTGGAATATGCGAAACATCCTTTTGTGACAAATGTAACGAAGAATGTCTCGAGGGTCACACGTGTGACCCAGAACTTGTGAAAACCATGAAGCTCATAAACAGGGACACAAAACCATGTCCAAAATGCTCAACTATGATTTACAAAATAGATGGATGTGCACAGATGTGGTGTACTTCGTGTCAAACCGCATTTGATTGGAGAACTGGTATCATAGAGAAGGGTCGAATTCACAATCCCCATTTTTTCGAATTTCAATCGAGATCGAGAGAACACGGTGACATACCATGTGGTGGTAGACCTATGTATAGAGAACTCATTGATGAAAATGCACCACCTATGATCATGCGATTCCATTATATAGTGACAACCGTTGAACATTTATTAGCGTATAGATATGGTTTTATATATGAGGATAACATGTCCCTCAGAATAGAGTACCTCATGAATAAAATTGATGATGAATACATGAAATGGGAACTCCAAAAAAGGGACAAGTACAACGATAAAATGAATGATATACGTGATATACACCAGATGTTTTTAGATACAGGTGGCGACCTCTTACGACAATGGATAGTTGAACGACACAGAGAAGAAGAAATCATACACACGGCTCAGGAGTTGTGTACGTATTTTAATGGGGTATGTCGCCAAATACACGCGAGATACGATTGTGTAGTTCCTCACTATATATTTCTTAGCTGATAATAGATGATAGTATTTCTTTTAATTCTAGTCGTAGCACTTATCATCATATTCAGACCAAAATATAGACAACCCGAAAAGATTCATTCGGTGCTCACAGATGAAGAATGTGAATACATCAAGAAGAAAGCTACACCTCTTCTTTCGAAATCAACACTCTCCGATGATAAACACATAGATATGGATATCAGAGACAGCGAAACGGCGTGGCTCGGTAAGGAAGATCCTAAGATACACGACATCATACACCGGTTTGTGGATGAGTGTGATACATGTGAAAGTTTACAGGTTGTTCGATACAAACCAGGTGGATTTTACAAACCTCACCAAGACGCCGATTCAACACACACAAATAAGAGAAAACATACATTCATATTTGCCTTGAATGACGAATATGAAGGTGGAGCGACGAGTTTTCCAGTACTAGGAAAATCGTACAGGTTATATAAGGGCGACGTCCTCAGTTTCGATACACTCGATAGCTGGGGTCGAATTCCGGATAAAGCTATGCACGGGGGTGAACCCGTCGAATCTGGTGAAAAGTGGATATGTAATTTGTGGATAAGGCAGCGCAGTTATTTATAAATATTTTTTATAGAAGTAGATTTAAGATACAATGCATTGGTTTACCATAATAAGTTTACACATTGTATTTCTGATAATAATGGGACCAACGTATACACATCCCATTCTTATTAAGAATGCACTCACAGATGAAGAATGTGAATATATAAAACATATATCAATTGATAGACTCAGCACTTCGATTGTGGGTTATAAACGATATGTAGACGAAACACTGCGAGTAAGTGAAACATGTTTTTTAGATTACGAGCAACACCATAAACTTAAAAATATCATACTTAGATTTGTAAAACCCGAGGACTATAATCGATGTGAACAACTTCAAGTTGTTAGATATAAAACGGGTGGATTTTTTAAACCACACCAAGATATCATAGCAGAAGACCCAAACCTAAGACATTGCACAATTCTATTTTCTTTGAATAGTGATTATGGAGAAGGGGGTACATTCTTTCCAGTTTTAAAAAAATGCTATAAACTTATCAAAGGTGATGCCTTAAAATTTGAAAATTTAGATGATTGGGGTGGTAAAACTGAAAAATCGATGCATGGTGGAAACGCTGTATCGTATGGTGAAAAATGGGTATGCAATTTATGGATTAGAGAAAACCCCGTTAGATGAGAAAAATACATTTCTGCGAGAGATATATGATACCCATCTATAAAATGCCGGAAGTGGAATCAAACTCACTCACGTATGAAGAGTGTGAATACATAAAACAGTCTGCTTTACCTAAATTAAGTGATGCAGGTCTTTCATTAGATAAATTTATAGATAAAACTATACGAAATGCGAATGAATGTACTTTGGATGTAGATGACCCCAAAATTTCGGAAATTATGAACAGGTACACAGAACACCCAAAACGCTGTGAGGGTTTGAGAGTAGTTCGTTATAAAAGGGGTGGGTTATACAAACCTCACCAAGATGCCCACGAAACTTACAAAAATAATAGAGTACACACGTTCATATTTGCATTGAATGATGATTATGAAGGTGGTGAAACTATTTTTCCTAATATCAAAAAAAGTTTTAAATTGAAAATGGGTGATGCTCTCAGTTTCGATACACTCGATAGTTGGGGTGGAATCACTGATGATGCACTACACGGGGGAGAGCCGGTCACATCCGGTGAAAAGTGGATCGCTATCATTTGGGAGCGTCAATTTGATATTTAGCTCGTAGCTTTTCTCTATTCGCCATGTGAAGCGCTTCGACATCCTTTTTGTTTTGTCCCGTGTATGGAACCGCGTATCCTTCGTCACACATCCACTTATTCACATTGGTCCATTGACCATCTTCACTGACCCACACCTCCGCCAAAATGCGACCAAATTTTCCACGCGAATCCCGTTCTGGGCATCTGAGTTGGATTTCTATATCATCCTTCTCAGATTCCACAGCCTTGAGACACCATTCCTTGAGTTTCTTCTTGGAGAGGAGACCGAAAACCTTTTCTTCTTTATCGGACGTGCGCGATTCGGGGGTATCGATGCCGAGCAAACGCACTCTTTGTTTGGTACAAACATCGAAACCGAGGTCGATGGTGACATCTATCGTGTCTCCATCTACGACCTTTTCTAAGGAAGAGACACGGTAAATGAATTCACAGGGTTCTTGGGTATATGTAGACATATAGTATGTTTTAGAAAATTAACTGGCGAAAGCCTGGCCTCTTATACGATCTTCTGCCGCTGGACCACTTTCCCACGCATTGTTTTGTTTAAGTAGTTGAGATCTGGATTGTGCAGGTGTATTGCTATTAGCAAACGAAAAGTTATTTTTTACAGCGGAACCAGCGAGTCCCAATGTTGTATTCATACGCCTTCTCCTTAAAATTGTATTATTTCTATTTGTTTTTCTATTCAATATCATTTTTTCTATAGCCCTGAGTCTATTTAGTCCGGTCATTGGATCTTGCACCTCTTTTTTTAAATCACGTCTTTCACCACCCGGAAGCGGAATAATTCCTTTTCCTTTTCCATCTACAACATGCTTACCATTAATATTGGTCGTATCTACATTTTTTAGAAGCTTTTCTCTGAGTGCTTTGCCTACACCCAACTGAGCCGCCCCTACCATTGTAGCTTTGGGTTTCAAAGATTGCCATCTCTGTCTAGCGGCCACTCCTTTCATTTGACGGTTAAACGCAGCACTCGCATTAAATGTGTTATTAGTACTCCTGTTTTCTGCAAGCCTCCTTTGTTCTAAATTTCTAGTCTGAGCTCTGAGTGCATTTATACCTCTTTGTGCATTCCGTCTCTGACCTCTGACCTGTGTGAGTTTGCCGAAAAGTGTGTTTCTTTGTCCCTGAAGATTCTGTCTCTGGCGTCGGAGTCCACTTACAACACCTCGCGCGACACCAATTTCTTTTTGGGCTCTAGTAAGGTTGGTTCGGGTGTTTCTCAATTGTGTACCGAGTCCACGAACAGCGGTACCTTGCCACTTGCCGACCACTTTAGATCTCTTTATAATCGCATTGCGTTCTTGTACTTTTTTCGTTAATTCTTCTATTTGGGCAGTGGCGGCTCCTATATTTTCTGCGTGTCGCATTTGCATAGTTTGGATATTGCGAGCCCGCGCTTCGGTAGCATTATTAAGTTGCTTTTGAAGGCGGTTTATTTCACTAGCGCTGTTCGCGAGTTTTTTGGTTTGTTGTTGAATTTGTTCGTTTATTTCAGTCGCTTGTGTTTCGAGTGTCTCAATTAATTTTTTCAAACCTTTCTGTTCTTCATAAAGTTCACCCACTTGGTTTTGTCTTGCTTTTAAGTTCTTATTTTTAGCCTCTAGGCTCTTTTCTTGGGTACTAATGAGAGCCATACTCCTATTTAATTCTCTAGTAGCTACGTTTAAGTTTGTAGATATTTTTTCTAATTCCTTTTCCCTATTATTAGATAAAGTTTGGAGCTGTTTTATTTCATTATTTTTTGTATTTCGTTCGGCTTTCAATTCATTTCTTATCCGCTGTAAGTTTGCCTTTTCGGCTGCGTTTAATTCACCCTTTTCCAATAACTCGTCACGTTGTGCGGTGAGTTTTTTTATAGATGCGTTGCTTTCACCAAGTTTTTTGGTGATTTCAGTTTCTTTTTTTGCAGCCTCATTTAATGCATTCTGCCTTCGTTGAGCTTCGGCTGCTAACACATTTCTATTAACCTTCAGATTACCCAATTGTTCGCGCATTACATTCATATTTTTCAGGTTTACGTTTCTTTTTTGTTTCAAATTGTTGCGCTCCTGTCTAGCTTTAGTGGCGTTAAACTCTAATGACTGTATTTTATCACCTTTAATTTTTCGTTCTTCGTCAAGCCTCTTTTTTGCCATTTCCAATTCCGATCTAAACCTGCTTAATTGATTACTGATGTTGGCCTTTTCCTGTTGTGCTTTCTCTAGATTTTGTCTAAGTTTTTCCTTTTGCGCCATACTCATACTTCCCGCCGCCGCCATATTTTTCTTTATTTGGTTTATTTCTCGGTTTTTTGCAGTGATTTGTGCGTTCGCGTTTTCTTTTTGTTTGGTAATGTTTCTCACGTTACCAGCTAATGTATACATTTCTTGCATGTATTGCATTTTCTCCGCTTCAGATTTTCTCAATCGAGTATTGAGATTGGCTCTATTAATCATGGCGTTTTTGAGTTGTTCTTCCAAAGCCCGTTTTTCCCCATTGGACAAGTTTTTATTCTTTTGTAATTTGTTTCTGAGATTTGCTATTTCTTTGTTCGCGTTTTCTTTTTGTTTGGTAATGTTTCTCACGTTACCAGCTAATGTGTTCATTTCTCGCATGTATTGCTCTTTCTCTGATTCAGATTTTGACAATCGTTCATTG